AACTAAGAAGAACTGCACAAGAATTATATCAAGAGTTTAGACCTGATGTATGTATTATTGAAAAGAAAGCATCTGGTCAGTCATTGCTACAGGATATGAGAAGGGCAGGACTTCCCGTATTAGATTATCTTCCTGATAGAGATAAGACTTCTCGTGTGTATGCAGCAACACCAATGATGGAATCAGGGCGTGTATGGTTACCAAAGGATAAAATATGGGCAGATGATTTATTTTCTGAGTGTATGTCTTTTCCTAATGGCGCACATGATGACCAAGTTGACTGTATGACTATGGCTGTGCATTATATGAAGGATAGTTGGAATCTTATTCATCCAGAAGATCCTACTTGGGAAGATGATATTAATCCAAGAAAACAAAAGAGGGTTGCATATTGGAGAACATAGTTATATAATATGCGTATCGGTTAATTATTTTTAAACAGGACAAACAATGGCAATAGAAAAAAATCCAAATGATCAGATTCAAAAGCAGGATGTTGACGAAACAAATATTATTCCTGTAGACTTTACAGCAATGAATTCGGAACAGGTAAACTTTGAAATAGATCCTGATACAGGTGAAATTGAAGTTGAGTTTAGTTTTGAAGGTTCTATGAATGAGTTGCCAGAAGACAGTGAAAATGAATTCTATGAGAACCTAGCAGAGACTCTAGACGAAGAAACTCTTTCTTCTATTGGTTCACAAATCTATGAAAATTTTGAAGCAGATAAAAGTTCACGTGCAGAATGGGAATCCATGTTTGAACGTGGCTTTGATTTGCTTGGGCTGAAGTTAGAAGAAACTACTGAACCTTTTGAAGGTGCAGCAACAGCCGTACACCCATTGCTGATTGAGTCAGCAGTAAAGTTCCAATCAAGGGCAAGTCAAGAACTGTTTCCTGCTTCTGGTCCTGTAAAGGCACAAGTTCTTGGTGATGTCACGGAATCACGACAGCGACAGGCAACTAGAGTTCAGAACTTTATGAACTATCAATTAACCGAGCAGATGCCTGAATACTTTGACGAGTTTGAACGTATGCTGTTTCACTTACCCTTGATTGGTTCAGCATTTAAAAAGATATACTATGATGCTTCTATACAGCGTCCTGTAAGTGAGTTTATTCCTATTGACCAGTTCTATGTATCTTACTATGCTACAGACTTACGTCAAGCAGACAGATATACCCATATACTATATCGTAGTCCCGTTGAGTTATCACGTCAGATTAATGCAGGTATGTATGCAGATATAGAACTACCAGATCCTTATCTACCTGATCAGTCTGCACTAACAGAAAAGATGGATACAGTACTTGGTCTATCTCCTTCTTCTGATAGTGATATGCAGTATGTATTGCTTGAACAGCATTGTTATCTTGATGTAGAAGATCTTGGTATTGCTGCTCCTTACATTGTAACCATTGAAGAATCTACACAAAGAGTTTTATCTATTCGCCGTAACTGGAATGAAGATGATAAAAACATGCAAAAGAAAATGTTCTTTACGCATTATCGTTTTGTTCCGGGGTTTGGTTTTTATGGTCTTGGTCTTATTCACTTCCTTGGTAACCTTACTATGTCTGCAACTGCAGCTATGCGTAGCCTTATTGATGCAGGTCAGTTTGCAAACCTTCCCGGTGGTTTCAAAGCCAAAGGTGTTCGTATTGTAGGTGACAATGATCCTATTGCTCCGGGTGAGTTTAAGGAAGTAGAAGCCACAGGTATGGATTTAAATAAATCTATTATGCCTCTTCCGTACAAAGAACCATCACAGACATTGTATCAAATGCTACAGTTTGTTGCAGCAACAGGTCAAAAGTTTGCAGATACAACAGAACAAGTTATTACCGAGGGATCTAACTACGGTCCTGTAGGTACAACAATGGCATTACTTGAAGCATCAAGTAAGTTCTTTAGTGCTATTCATAAACGTCTTCACAAATCACAGAAAGACGAATTCCGTATTCTTGCACGTATCAACTATGAAAGTCTACCTAATGAATACCCCTACGATGTCCCCGGAGTTTCCGAAACGATCTTCCGTGCAGACTTTGATGGTCGTGTAGATATTATTCCTGTTAGTGATCCTAACATTCCGTCATCTGCCCATCGCTTGATGATGACTCAGATGGCAATGCAGATGGCACAGACTGCACCACCCGGAATGTTTAATATGGAAGAACTTAACCGCACACTTCTTAGTGCAGCTAATATTCCTAATCTGGATCGTATTCTACCTAGCAAGCCAGAACCGCAACCTCTTGATCCTGTAACCGATATTGAAGCAGCAACAAAAGGTATGCCTATTAAAGCATTTGCAGGTCAGAACCATGATGCACATATTCAGATTAAAACTATGTTCCTACAAGATCCTGCTAATGGTGGTAATCCCATTATGCAGCGTGTCAGCCCTGTACTTCAAGCCAACATTCAAGAACATGTTGTAATGAAGTATGAAGAGCAAGTCAATGGAATTACACGCCAAATTATGTCACAAGCACCGCAAGGTGATCCTAATCTGCAAAATCCTGCTGTTATTGAGCAGATTATGGCACAGGCAGCCCAGCAAGTTATGCAAGCAAACATGGCTGCTGCACAGCAAGGAGGTGGTCCAGAACAGCAAATGGTACAGCTTGAAGCTGCACGTCTTGATATAGAAAAACAAAAGGTACAAGCACAGTTAGCAAAAGAAGCAACTGAAGGTGCTTTGAAGAATCGTGACCTTGATCTCAAAGAACAGAAACTTGCTTTAGATGCTTATAAGATAGGAGCAGAAGGAACTCTGAAAGCAGATGAAAAAGAGAAAGATCGAAATACAAAAACGGCAGTCAAGGCTGTTGAAATCCTTGCAGACCTTATCAAACAAGAAGACAACCTTAAAAACTCCGAAACGATTAAAGCGGCAGATGTCATCATGAAAATGATTGATCAGGCTAAATCTGAACGTGGTATGTAATGCTCTGGGAAGAAATACAAAACTCTCTTCAAAAAGAAATTGAAGGATTAAAGAATTCGCTTGCATATGGGAATGCTTCAGACTATCATTCGTATATGAACATCGTTGGAAAGATTTCAGGACTAGAATGGTCACAGCAAGAAATCAAACGATTAGTAAACACAATGGTATATGAAGACAACGAAGAGGATTAATTATGCAAGTAGTATCTATGGGAAATGCAATGAAGAATGACGAATGGATCTCTGACGTAGAGCAGCCAGATCCTAAAGTACTTCCTAAAATTCCCGGTTATCATATTCTGGTACGCCCTGTATCTGTAAAGTCTCAGACTAAAGGCGGCATTATTTTACCAGACTCAATTAAAAATGACATTGCTTATCTTACAACTGTAGGAAAAGTATTAGCAATTGGTGACACAGCTTATGACGATAAAGATAAATTTCCGAATGGTCCTTGGTGTTCTGTCGGAGATTATGTCTGTTATGGAAAACACACAGGTCAAAAGTTTTTTTACAAAGGGATACGAATGATCCTTTTGTTTGATGATCAAATTTCTATGGTTGTTGAAGACCCAACAGAACTTGATCCAACATTTAATCTGTCTAACTAAAAAAATTTTAGTTGGACTGTTGTATAATCAATATAAATATTGTATTATAAAAACAAATGCGTAATCCGTCAGTTTCGCATGTGACGTTAAAAGGAGAAATAAATGTCCGAAGACAATAATGAATGGGCTACGGTAGATACTTCCAACACCGTTAAAGAGGAAGAAAAAATTGAATTTGAAATTGAAGGACAGGAAGAAGAACAAACTGAAAGTCCTACACAAAAAGTTCAAGAACATGTAGAAGAAACAAAACCCGAACAAGAAGAACAACAGTCTGGCGCACAGAAACGTATTCGCCAACTGGTTCGCCAAAAGAAAGAACGTGAAGAACAAATTCAAGAACTTATTGCACGTCAAAAAGAACTTGAGGAACAGCTGAAGACTAAACAAAAAGAAGTTGAAACTTCAGTTAAAAAAAGTTTTGAAACGGCTGAAACAAATATAAATAGCCAGATTGAAATTGCAAAAGATGCATATCGTCAGGCATTAGAATCTGGTGACACAGATCGTATTGTTCAAGCACAAGATTATCTTTCTAAGGCACAGAATGAAGCAACAATGCTTCGTATGAATAAGGAACGGTTTGTAACAGAACGTCCTATTCAAACTGAACAGGCTGCTTCTAATCCTGTCGCAACTCAAAACATTCAACCTGTAGAATATGATAGGTTAGCAGTAGAATGGGCAGGACGTAATGCTTGGTTTGGTCAAGATTCAGTTATGACTACTCTTGCACTGGAGATTGACAATGAACTAAAAAGCGAGGGTTATGATCCTTCGGAAGAAGATTTCTACCAAGAGATTGATTCAAGGCTTCATAATAGATTCCCTGATAGATTTGGTGGACAAAAGTCTCAACAACAACAGCGTATGCAGGAAACGTCATCTCCTGCTCAAGTGGTTGCTGGAGCATCACGCACTTCAACATCCTCTTCTAACAAGAAAGTTAAACTGTCTAAAGAAGACATTCGACTGGCTGAAAAATGGGGAATACCACTGGAACAATATGCTGCCGAAAAGCTAAAAGTAGAACGAGCCGATGGCGAGTATACTTCAGTTTATGGCAACAATCAATAGCGTGGAGGAATTTAAAATGGCACGTAATACAATAACAGCATCACGTAGTGCTGAATCAAGGGAATCAAACTCAAGAGAAATGGATTATGAATATCGTGAACCAAGTCTTCTTGACATCCCAGAATCTGTAACACATCGTTTTACCGATCAAGGAATGAAACTTCGTTGGATTAGAATGACTATTCGTGGTCAAGAAGATTACAACAATATTGGTAAGAAGATGGCAGAGGGTTGGGAGTTTGTAGGAATAGAAGAAGTTCCTGAGATGCAGCATTCATCCATCGTGAAGGATAATGGACGATATGAGGGTACAGTCTGTCGTGGAGATTTGGCTCTAGCAAAAATGCCTATTCGTAAGGCAGAAAGTCGTCAACGGTATTTTGAAAATCAAAGTAGAGAAATGGTTGATGCGGTTAATGCACAGCTTATGAACCAAAATGATTCAAGAATGCCAATTCGTAACAACAGTAAAACTCAAGTAACTAAGGGACGAACACCTAAATTTCAAGACTAATTTAGATTCGGACAAGATACTTGAAGTGCATTTTTTTAAATAAGGGAGAAAACAATGACTACATCTAAATCACTGTTCGGCTTCCGTCCTTCTCGCAAGCGGGGCAGTAACCCTAACAATTCAGGTATGAATGAATACCCAATTGCTTCAGGTTATGCCGCCAATATCTTTACTGGAGATCTTGTCCGTATTAATGCAGGAAGTTTGGAAGTTATCACCACTGCTACCGAAGTAGCACAGGGTGTGTTTATGGGCTGCCGTTATGTTGCCGATGGTGAGCAAAAGTGGAGCAAGTACTGGCCTACTGGTACTTCTGCTACCGATGCTTACGCTATGGTTGCTGACGATAGCCGTGCCGTATTTGAAGTACAAGCAGACGCTTCTGTAACTGCTGGTGATCTTTACGGTTCACAAAACTTTGCCGTAACACTTGGTGCTGGCTCTACCTTCACAGGTATGTCAGGACATGGTGTTCAAGCTGCTGGTCGTACATCTACCATTGCTATGGTACGTACGCTTGATTCAGTTGACGAACCCGGCAATGATGTTGCTAATGCTGCAGAACGTGCATATCTGAAAATGAATGTACGGATTGTCCAGCATACAGACAACTTCCATGATGCAACCGTAACTGCACCTGTATCTGGTGCTGATCCAGTATTTTAATTAAGGGAGAATAAACAATGGCTATTAATCGTTCTAGTATTGCTAAAGAACTTCTTCCCGGTCTTAATGCTGTATTTGGCATGGAGTATGGGGAAGTTTCTGATGAACATGCACCGTTGTTTGAGACTGAAAACTCAGACCGTGCATTTGAAGAAGAAGTATTGTTCACAGGCTTTGGCACTGCACCTACTAAAGGTGAAGGTGCTGCAGTTGCCTATGACGATGCACAAGAAAGCTACACTGCTCGTTACACCCACGAAACCGTGGCACTGGCGTTTGCAGTGACAGAAGAAGCTATGGAAGACAACCTTTATGACACGTTTGCAAAGCTACGTGCCAGAGGGCTTGCTCGTGCCATGGCTAACACTAAGCAAGTTAAAGCTGCTGATGTTTTCAACAATAGCTTTAGCGCATCCTACGTAGGTGGTGATGGTGTTGCTATGTTCTCTGACTCACACCCAACTATTGGTGCAGGTAACCAAAGCAACTTGCTGACTGGTGATCTATCGGAAGCATCTCTTGAATCCGCATTGATTTCCATCTCTAAAGCAAAAGATGACCGTGGTATTCTGATTGGTCTGCAAGCTAAGTCCTTGCACATCCCATCAGACTTGGCATTTACAGCTGATCAGATCCTGAACAGCACAATGTCAACCACAATTGGTGTTAACCCAACCACCGCAGCAAACGGTGCTACTAACACCAACAAGATTAACGCTATCCGTAGCCAAGGTCTTGTTCCGGGTGGTTTCTTTGTTAACCGCCGCTTTACTGATACGGACGCTTGGTTCATTAAGACTGACTGTCCTAACGGCACAAAGATGTTTGTTCGTGCGCCGCTTCAGACAAAAATGGAACCAGATTTTGACACAGGCAACCTTCGCTTTAAGGCTCGTGAGCGTTATAGCTTTGGCTGGTCAGACTGGCGTGGATTCTACGGTTCTGCTGGCGCATAATCGTAGTTAATAAAAAATTTAAAAAAATTAAGAGGAGTACTTTCGTATTCCTCTTTTTTTATGTATAATATAGTATAACATAATAATAACTAACTAATTAACAACGAAGGAATATATTATGGCAACAAACATTCGGCAAGGATTTGTCACAGGGAGTGGTGCAGTTTTAGATGTTGCAACCAGCACAACTGTAAGTGATACTCGTATTAAGGGTGTAACTTATTCTGGTGTAGGTACATTTCTTATTACTGGAACATCAGTTGATGCTTATGGTAATATTAATGGAAGCAATCTAAAATTTGTAGGTACTACTAATGTTGACGCATCTGATATTATTTTACCTGACTATGGTTTAAAAGTTAATGGTGTTGTGAAGGTTTCTGCTCCTACATCTACAGCTACAGTCGGTATTTTCTATGGCTAATTACACATATCTTGTTGATGACATTATTGCTGCAACCGAGAATGACGGTTCAGAATTTTTGTCTTACATACCTAAAATGGTTAATCGTGCAGAGGAACGTCTTACACGAGATTTAGATGATTACGGTTTAGTATCGTATACTTCAGTAGCGGTAAGTTCTGGTAACAATACTATTACTTTACCATCTGGAACACGTATTGTCAAGAACTTTAATATTGTGGCAAACGGTACACGTATTAATCTTTTACAAAGAACAGATGAATATATTAGAGATTACTGGCCTGTAAGCGCAAGCACAGGTACACCTGAGTATTATGCAAGACGTAATAATACTACAGTTCTTATAGCACCTACTGCTGTATCTACATTTGACGGAGAGATAGTTCACATTTCAAGACCTACAACATTAGCATCTGTAACACCAAATAATTATTTTTCTGATTATTGTTATGATGCTTTATTTAATGCAAGTATGATTGAAGCAATGGTATTTATGAAAAATTTTGATCTTGTTGGTTTATTTGAACAGCGTTATATGCAAGCTGTATCTACACTTCAAAACCAAGCAAGGCGTACAAGACGTGATGATATGCAGTCACCTGCCAGCCCTGCAGGTGCAGACAATCCTGTTATAATGGGGAGTAATTAATTATGGCACTTAGTAAAATTTTAACTACTGGTTTAAAAGCTACAGCAAAACGTGGACGTAAAGGACGTTATGCTAAAGCTGCAGAGACCCGTAAGAAAACTATGGAAACTAAAGCTGTTGCTGAAGGTCGTACACCTAAACCAAAAAAGACTGTAATGAAACCGGGTACTGCTCGTAAACAGGCAGAGTCTACACCGAAAGGTGCGCTTTCTGATTTAACTGCAAAACAAAAGGCAGAACGTACACGCCTTATTGCACAAGTTAAAAAAGAAATGGATGCAGCTAAAAAAGGTTTAACAGAAAAACCTAAACTACAAAAAATGGTATCTACCGTTGAACGTAAGCCGGGTGAAAAATTAACAGATCTTAGTCTTAATATGGTTCCGGCATCATTAATTGAACTTGATCCTGCTCTTAAAGGTTATTCTAAAAAAGCATTACGGCGTTTAATTTCAACTGGTCAGGCAAAGATTGTTAAAAAAGGTAGTAAGTATGAAGTAAAAAGCACAGGTCGTTATTCACCACCTGCATCTATGATTGCAGAAGCAGCAGGTGAAGGACCACGTAAAGCACGTGGTACAGGACGTAAGATGCCTTCGCTTCGTCAACGTCTTGAAAAAGCCAAACGTGCAGGTGAGCCTACTTCCGCAAAAGAATTAGAAAAACGTAAACAAGAATTATCTTCACCTAAAACTTTAAGTTCTGCACAGTCTATGAATCAGGCTAGATCTCAAGTTAAAAAAGAACAACAGAATGCTATGAAACAATTAGATAATAAAACAGCAGAACAAAAAAGAGAAATTAATGTTGCGTTAAAAGATGGTAAGATTACTAAAGAAAATGCAGATAATCTTAAACAAAAGATTGACGAATCTTTTGATAAAGCTAAACAAGAAACAATGGAAAAACTTCGTGGTACAGTTCATTCTAAAGCACGAGGAATTAAATCAGATCCTTTACAATATGCATACCGTAAGAAAGGTGGTAAGGTAGGATCAAGACCACGTGGCTGTGGAGCAGCAATGCGTGGATATGGTAAAGCTATGAAAGGATCAAAATAATGGCTGAAACAAAAAAGAATAAACCTAAAAAAACTAAAATGCAAAGAATTAAAGATCTTGGAAAAATAGGTTTAGGTGTAGTTGGTTATGAATTTGGTCCTGAATTTATAATGGGATTAGGACAAGGTTTAGGTTTTTATGAAAAAGGCGGTAAAGTTGGTAAAGGACCTAAAGGTTGTGGAGCAGCATTACGTGGTTATGGAAAAGCCATGAAAAAGAAAGGTAAATAAAATGGCTAAGAAAAAACAAAGTGATAGTTCTTTTGCTGAAAGAGCAGGAAAAGCTACTGGTGAATTTTTTGTTGAACAGGGTGGAAGACTTTATCGTTGGATACGTGGTGTAGATGATGTAAATGATTTAAGAAATGCATTAGAAGGTGGGGCAAAAATTACAAGACGTCCTCCACCAAGATCAATGGCAAATGCAAAACCATTTTCTCAATTAACTGGTGCTGGTAGAACACAGAGTTCTGTACCTTCTGCTGCTCAACGTGCAGAACGTGCTGCACAAGCATCTCGTATGCCTAAACCAAAACCTGCTACACAAACTAGTGGTTCAGGTAGACCACCTGCTCGTGTATCAGGACCGCCACAGCGTAGTGGCGCACGTAAAGACATTGTAGTGGCTAAACCACGTCAGGTTACTACTCCTTCTCCAAGACCAGTAAGACCACCTGCAAAGTCTACTACTGGTAGAGGAACAACACCTACACCACGTCCTGCAAGTCCTGCTCGTAGAACTTTAAATCCTGCAATGAGAGCAGCAATAGCTTCTATGGTTGCTGGTCAATCTGCACCAACAGGTGTTCCAAAAAGTAAGGCAGAAACTATGCCTATGCCTACACCTAAACCAAAGGCTGAAGAGTTTGATCAAAAGACTCCACGTAAACCAGCACCTGTAACTCCACCAAAAGAAACTACAAACTTTGATGCAGGTAAAAATACAGGCTTTGGTCCTAAAGGAAATATCTTTCCTAGTAGTTCAGAAGAACGTGCAGCATTAATGGTAATGTATGGTGGTACAGGTTCTAAAGCAGGTGAGGCAGCAATTGCAGGAACACAAGGTAATCTAGCAAAAGGTCAAAGCCTTCTTGATGCTGCAAAGAATAAAAAGCGTAGCAATGTAGGTATAAGTAGCCGTGCTAATCCTGCTCTTAAAAAAGGTGGAATGGTTAAGAAAAGTAAAAAATCATCAGCACCAAAAAAGACTGAAGTAGTTGCACGTCAAATGCGTGGATGGGGAAAAGCACGTAAACCAAAAAGGTAAATTACTATGCCATTAGCAAAAGGTAGTTCTACTAAAACAATTAGTAAGAACATTCGTAAACTAAAAAAGGAAGGCAAGCCACAAAAACAAGCTGTGGCTATTGCCTTATCGTCTGCAGGTAAAAGTAAAAATCCTATGGCTAAGTCCTTAGAGCAAAAGCAGTATGGACCTAAAATAGTTAAACCAAAGAAAGGTAAGGGATCTTATTCTAGAAAGACTAAAGGGCTGGCACTTGGTGGTCAGCCTAAGTCATCTGTAAATAAAGCAGGTAATTATACTAAACCTACAATGCGTAAGCGTTTATTTGAAAGTATTAAAGCAGGTGGTAAAGGTGGAGCACCGGGACAGTGGTCTGCTCGTAAAGCACAGATGCTTGCTAAAGAATATAAAGCCAAGGGCGGTGGATATAAATCATAATGGAAAAACAAATTATTGGCGGTTTCATGGTGGCTCTTATGGCATTGGCTGCATGGAATATGAAAACTGTAAATGACCTTCAGCTTGAAATGCGTGAAGTTATGGTAGGTCATGCTACTGCAAAAGACATTGAAGAGTTACGTGCAGATGTTAGACGATTACAATGGATACTGCACGATGATGCAGTAGATAAATAATAATGGAATGGTGCATGTCTTCGTCTTACTTATATACATTGGAACTGGAGAAAGCCGCTACCTTGCTAGTGGAGACATGTATTTCCGCAGTATTACGGACTGCAACTTCTATGCCAGTGAAGTGTCAAGACGTTATGGAAGCT